TTTGTTAAAAGAAGTTAAAGATTTTCCTGGCTATTTTGTAAGTAGCGCAGGGTTTGTAAAAGGAAAACGTGTCTCAAGATTAAAAGGTAAAATAACTTGGGACGGGTACGAGGAAGTGGTTCTTGTCCATGCGCAGAGAAGGCGTAGTGTAAGAACACATATTCTCGTAGCAGAACATTTCTTAGACAAACCAATAGATAAACCCCAAGTTAATCACAAAGATGGCAACAAGCTGAATAACTCTGTAGATAATTTAGAATATACAGATAATTCTGGTAATATCCGTCATGCTTTTGTAAATGGTCTAATTAGGACGAAAGGTAGAGTTATTAGTATGCTTTCGGAAGAAGAACTAGCAGAGATGTTCAGAATGAAACAAGAGGGTATGAATAACCCACAAATAGTAAAACATTTTGATCTTTGTTGTGACCCTAAATACTTGTGGGAGATATTTACTGGGAAGAAGTTAGCAGAACTAACAAAGGACTTACGTTCAACGACTATCCCGCAAGGGAGTAGATCAGAAGTCTGATCGAAACAAGGTGCTCCTGTAAAAAGGATGAAGATATAGTCTATTCTGCATGGAAACATGCAGCAGCGTTAGCTGAAGAGTATTAACGACACTCTTTAATGAATATTGGCAGCCGGTGGTGGCAAATCATTTAGTCTTTTAATGGATAGTCTAAAATATATAGATTGTCCATACTATAATGCAATTTATTTTCGATCTACGACAACGCAACTGGAAGAGTCTCTTTGGCCAGAAGCTGTTAACATGTACTTACCATTCATTACCCACCAAAGTGGTCCATTGAAAGGTAAATATATTACAGGCTCAAAGATACGTGAGAAAAATCATCTAATAATCTTCCCATCAGGTGCAAGAACGAGATTCGCATATCTTGAACTTGAAAAACATAAGTTGGCGTATCAGGGTGCTCAATTCACACGTATCTTTTTTGATGAATTCACACATTTTACGGAAAGTCAATTTAACTACCTACGGACTCGATTAAGATCTAAATCAAAATATAAGCCAGCACTTAGGGCATCAATGAACCCAGATCCAGAACATTTCGTCAGAGACTGGATTGAAGCTTACCTTGATGATGATGGATACCCGATAATGGAATTATCTGGGAAGGTAAGATATATGCTTTATTTCGATGGACAATTATTTACTTCATGGGATAAAGAAACTTTACAGAGGAATTTTCCTAATGCGGCCATTAGAACTTATACTTTTATCCCTTCTCAATTAAAAGATAATAAAATACTTATCGAGAATAATCCAGAATATGAAAAAGATCTAGAAGCAAACACCAAAGCTGAAAAAGCAGCACTACTTGGTGGCTGCTGGAAGTATCAATTAAACGAAGGTAGTTATTTTAATAGGGACTGGCTAATTAGAACAGACAAGGTTCCAGAAAGGGCTAAGCCTGCAAGAGCTTGGGATAAAGCATCCTCAATCCCATCAGATACAAACAAATACCCTGACTATACAGCAACTGTAAAGATGTATAAAGACATAGATGGTCTTTATTATTTAGTTGGAGATTGTCTGCCTGAAATACAGGATGAGACAGAGATAGCCAACAGGTTTAGAAAACTCCCTGGGGAAAGGGATGCTCTTATAACAAAACAGGCAAAAGAGGATGGTGTAGAATGCACTGTTGTCTTTTCGAGAGATCCAGGTCAAGCAGGAGATAGTGAATTCCAGCAATCAGCTAAGAAGTTGATTGAGATAGGTATGGTTGTAAGACCAGACCCTATGCCAAGTAATAAAACAAAAATTACAAGATTTAGTCCTTTCTCAAGTGCATGCCAAAATGGTCTTATAAGGATAGTTCCTTCTACATGGAAATCTCAAGCATCGCTAGAACACTTCCTAAAGGAGCTGGAGACGTTTAATGGTGAACCCTCTAGTGCTAGAAGGAAAGATGATCTCGCAGATGCTGTAGCCTCTGTATTCAACTTCTTGGCACAAGAACAAGTAATAGATATCCGAGGTCTCCACGCAGGGTTGTCTGTAATACAGCCCCCTACGCTTGGCGGTATGCGAGATATAAGAAGTATAATGAATGATATTTAATAAGGCAGGATAAATGGTACAGGACATACAAATACCTGATGCACAAACTCTTGCAGATGGGATAATGCGATTTCGAGATGGAGCTATCGGGCAGACAGGACTAAGAGTCATAAATGGCCGTGTCTACGAAGAAGCTAAAAAAGAACTTGTATTCCCAAGAAGTATTAGAACGTTTAAGACGATGATGTATGATATTTCAGTAGCTTCGGCTAATGATTTATTTCAGATGTTAATTAAACGTGTAGATATTTCTGCCGAACCTTCCGACCCTAATAATCCAACAGCGGTTAAGAATGCTGAATTCATAAACTGGATGTTTGCTAATTTTGAAGGACAATCTTTCCAAGACATTAAGAACGAAATACTTACTTATACTTGGGCAGGATTTTCACTCCTAGAACAAATTTTCGAGACTGTTAAAGATGGAGACTGGGAAGGATGGTATAGAGTTAAAGCTTTAGAACCAAGAGCACAAGAAAGTATATTTAAATGGCTTTATGATGTAAAAACAGGTAGAAAACTTATAGGTGTTAAACAAAGTATTATTTACAGACGTAGAAATATTGATATTTCTGCTGTGAATTCTACTGTGAACATACCAATTGAGAAACTACTGTTATTCTCATATAACGCAACAAAAAATAATCCAGAAGGGAAATCGCCTCTCCTCAAAGCCTACATTACTTGGAAGTTTAAGTGTCTTTTTGAAGATATTGAAGGTACTGGTATCTCAAAAGATGTATCAGGAATTCCAGTAATAAAAGTACCTAAAAAAATAATTGTAGCTGCACAACAAAATAAAGAGTCTGAAGAGGCAACTTTATTTAATTATATGTTGAATATGGCAGCAAGTATCCAGAATGGTAGTCAGCTTTCAGCAGTAATTCCAGTGGAATATGATTCGTCAGGTAAGGAATTATATAATTTTGAACTTGCAGGCGTATCAGGTAATGGAAAGAGTTATGACGTAGATTCTGTTATCCGTCGCAGACAAACAGAAATACTTATGGCTTATTTTGCTGACATTATTGCTCTAGGGAATACATCACATGGAAGCTTTTCATTAGCAGATAGTAAGACTAACTTAGTAGCACAAGCTGCTGAAGAACATCTTAAATTTATTACTGAAGTTTTACAAAAACAATTAGTAAATAGATTGGCTATATGGAATGAATGGGATGTTTCTACAATCCCAGTATTAAAATATGGTGATATTGAAAAAGAAGATCTAGATGTATTTTCTAAAGCAGTACAACGTATTTTTGCTGTCGGGGCTGTAGAGGGTCGTAGAGATGAGTATAACTTAGTACGTGAAGTATTAGGATTAGATGATATCGACGGAAATCCTTACGAGATAGTTCAACCACCTCCTTCCACAAGTAAATCTGGACAAGGTATGCAATCTGGAATGAATAATGGTACAGGACAGGCTACGAAAGGTGGAGACACATCTTCAGGCAACAAGGAGAACACTTGATGGCAAACGAATTATTTAGGTTATCTCAAGACCTATATAATACACCACACCTAATTACACAAGAAGCTTTTGAACGTATTGAGGCTTACTTAGAACAAAGAAATGAAGGAATAAAATTACAAGATAGTCAAACTAGCCCTTCTCAACCCTCTTCAAATATAACTCTACCTGACGGTGTAGGTGTATTGAATATCATGGGTGTTCTAACGTATAGAACCACAATGTTTGAAACTCTTTGTGGAATGATGTCTTATCAAACAATCACAAAAAACTTTGATGCCTTAGTGGCTGATGGAGTTAAGGTAATTGCCATGATAGCAGATGGTCCGGGTGGGCAAGCATACGGCATGACGGAAACAGGCCGTTATTTGAGATCTATAGCAGATGAGAAAGGGATAAAATTAGTTGCTTATATAGATGGAGTAGCTGCTTCGGCCACGTATGGACTAAGTAGTGCAGCTCATGAAGTAATTATGAATCCAGACGCCTTAGCTGGAAGTATAGGGGTAGTTGTTTCGCTCATAAATGATTCTAAGAAGTTAGAACAAGACGGATATAAAAGAACGTTTATTTATGCTGGCGACAACAAGATTCCATACGCAGCAGATGGAAGTTTTCGTAAGGATTTCTTACAAGAGATTCAACAACGTGTTGATATGACATATCAGGAATTTACAAGCTATGTAGCAGAAATGCGTAATATTTCTCAAGAAGACGTAATTAATACGCAAGCTAGTATCTTCGATGCAAATAAAGCATTAGAGCTAAAACTTGTAACTGGTATTAAAACAAGACAAGAGTTTAACGATTATATGAAAACTCTTGTTGTAGAAAATGCTTCTCCAGGCAATACAACTACTTTAGGAGTAAAAATGGATAATGAACAATTAGAACTTCTAGCTAAAAAACTGGAAGAAACAGAACAAGCCTTGGCCCTTATGCAAGACCAGAACGCTAAATTAGCAGAGGCTGCTAAAGCCAAAGCAATTAGCGAATTGACAGAAAAAGCTACTGCTTGGGAATTTGCTGGAGTCGATGCTGCTAATTATGCAACTGCTGCATTCGAAGGCAATATTCCTGTGGATATGTTTAATTCTGCAATGGAATTAGCGAGTAAGGCACTTGAAGAAAAAAATAACTCTATCGCTCAAATGAAAGAGCAACTAGAGAATATGGATCAGATCGGACATCTAGTAGAAACTCCGACTGAAGAACCTAAGAAAGATACTGTATTAGAGGCAGCAAGAGCTAAAGCTAGTCAGTATAACGTAACAATTAAAGGAGAATAATGAATGGTAGGTTTAGTAACCACTTCTCGTAAGCCAATGTCTGATTGGTTAAAAATCGAAGAAGAATATAAAAATATGAGCCGTAAAACTGTTACTCTGAGAGTTTCTGCTGATACAACAATTCAAAATGGTACAGTACTAGGAAAAGTTTTTGCAGGTACAGCAACTGCTGCTGCATTCTCAGGTAATAGTGGTGACGGTGCAATGGGTGCTATCACTGTCTCTGGTGGTGCGAAGTCTGGAGTTTATAAACTGACTATCGTTGCTGCTGCAACAAATGCTGGAGCTTTTATTGTAGAAGATCCTGATGGTATTGAAATCGGAACTGGAAATGTAGCGTCTGCTTTCTCTGCTGGTGGTTTAGCTTTCACTCTCGCTGATGGAACTAATGATTTCGTAGTTGGTGATGGTTTTGATATTACTGTGGTAGCTACTTCTGAGAAGTACACTCCTGCTGTCGAGACTGCAACAGACGGTAGTAACAAGTTTGCTGGTATTTTCATGATGACTGCCGGTGGTGATGACAATTATACCTTCACTGCTAATACTGACTATACAGTAGTTATCTTTGAGAAACAAGGCATGGTAAGTGCAGAAGGTTTGATCTTTGATTCTTCTTTCGATACTGCTGCTAAGAAACAAGTAGTATACGATGCAATGGAAGCAAAATTCATCCGTGTATCTACTAATAATGATGTTGGCTATCCAGCAATCTAATAATAATAACAAGGAGAATTATAAATGATTCGTAGTCCTATAGACCAGAATTTAATTCAGGACCGTACAGCCACCATCAATAAGATGGAGAATATGTATGGTCTATTTACACAACTTGGTATTTGGAGAGAAAGCGGTGTCCGTACTCGTACATTCCAATACGATGTTGTAGAAGACGGTTTTGCTTTAATCCCTGACTCACCTTGGGGTGCTCGCCGTGATCAATTCGTCGGTAAATCAAAATTCAAAACTTACTCTTTCCCGATCCCTCACTTCACCTTTGACGGTGTAATCAAGCCAGAAGACGTAGCTGAAAAGCGTATGCCTGGAACTGATGCAGAGTTCGATACTTTAGATAATAAAGTTGCCGAAGAACTGCTAAGAATCCGTAACTCTTGGGCTATGACTCGTGAATGGTCTAAGCGTAACTTGATTGTAAATGGTACTGTCTATGCACCTAATGGTACTGTAGATGTAAACTACTTTACAGCTCTGGGCGTTTCTCGTCAAACTATTTACTACAATATCGCAACCAGTGATACTGCTGTAGAAGTGTGGGAAAAAGGTGAAGATGCTCGCGTATACGTTCGTGATAACTTGCTAGACGGTTCTATCGTTAATAACTATGTAGCAGTATGTTCTAAAGAATTCTTCAGAGCACTGATTGCTCACAATAGTGTTAAGCAAGCATATCAATTCTACGCCAATCAAAACCGTAACGGTGAGATTTTGAGAGACAGACTGCCGACTGTAATGGGCGGATATCGTTCTTTCTTGGGTGGTGATGGTATCATGTATATCGAGTATGACGTTTCCTTGAAAGGTACTCCTTTCATCCCTGCAAACGAAGCTTATTTGATTCCTATGGATGCTTCTGGTTTGTTCCAAACTATTTATGCTCCGATGAGCCATGTAGATTATGTGAACACTGTCGGTCAATCTCAATACGCATTCGTATATGAAAAAGAACGCGGTCAAGGTTGGGATATTGAGACAGAATCTAACTTTGCAGATTTTTGTGCAAAACCAAATCTAATTGTCAAATTAACTACAGCAGCATCTTAATAAAATTAAATAAAAGGCAGGTAAGTCCTGCCTTCTATTTTATATATCTCTTTGAGAACTACATGCTTCTTACATTTTTATTAGAAGCTCTACAAAAATAAATACTAATTTTGCAGCTTCATTAATCCAGGAAGACTTTAATGACTAAAACCGTTAATTTAACTAGAGCTGGTAGCTATTACGCTGCCAACCTTGATTGCAAGTACAGGAAAATTCTAAAATGACAGTCAATCCCGCAAATATCACAGTTGATTTAACAACCTACAAAAAAGGCCGTGACGGAAAATATCGTGGAGATGATCCAAATGGCTTGAAAGGCGCACCGCCTGTAATTACTGCATTAAATTTTAATGATCCTGCTTCCGCTGGTCAGGTATTTACGGACTGGACATGGTATTCAGATGTGACAGGATATGGACAGCCGGGGTGGCAAAACAACGCAGAAAGTCCTACTGTACATTCAGCGAAAGGTCGCTGGTATCGAATATTCAATAAATCAGGAGAATCGCTTTCATCTGGATATGGACAAACACAAAATGACCCTGCCATTGATTCAACTGTTAAAGCGCCTCAGAGGAGTTCGGGAGGATCACTGTTAATATCTGAGTCTTCATCTCTCGGTCGCTGTGGTGCGTGGGTATGGTATGACGGAGAGGCAGTAATTGACAGGCTTGGCATACTCGCAAAACACAATCGTTGTTCAACCTATGTTCTTACGCATGGTTACGATGATTTTCCAAAGACGGGTTTGGAAAATGACATAGGGGGCGGAAATTTCCACTGGGCCACATATCTTGGATGGACTGGAACGGGTTCGGCGTATGGAACTGGTGACGGCTTACCCTATGAAGGCCCTGGCAATCAACATTATTATCATTATTTTAATCTGCCGCCAGATTACTGGTGCCATTTGCAACTGGATCAAAGGCCGCGTTGGCGCAGAAATGCAGGCGATTATTCAAATTATAATTATGCCGCCGGAGGAGCGCAACTGACTAATCCGCCATTATGGGGAAGCGGCCTTAATTATATGCAGCAATTGATTGAATGGTATTGCGAAAACCGATACACAGCATCATCGAGTGGACAAAGCAGTAGTCTCAATTTTGATAATTTCGAGTTTTGGTCAACTTCCGACTCAGTGCAGCCTATTCAGAACGAAACATCAATAGCAGGGGTTGCCGTTGGAAAGCATGTAACAAGCGATAATTGGTTTATTTCGTTTTATGATACGACAGCATTAGCACCAACCCCTAACAGTTCAGTGGTATCTGATGCAGCCCCACAAATATCGATGGATTATACAACTAATACAACGTTTGAAGTGCGCTGGTCACCAAATCCAATCACTGAAGCTAACTGGGAAAATGCGCAATCTGTGATTTTTGATGCAAATTCGTATGCAGGCGTAGCTTATGCGGGTGCAGAGAATAAGCTGAAAAGGTTTAATCCCTGGGATGCGATGGTATTTTCTCGTTTCACACTTCCACCTGGAACAGAAGCAGCAAATAGTATTATCTATTTTGCTATTAAAGATGTTTCGGTAAAAGGCGGAAATATTGGTACGCAAAGCCCATACAATAATCCATCTGGTGATTTCCGAGATGCAGAGCCGGGTATTAAATTAATTGATTATGTACTGAGGTCCGCATAATGACTAATTTCACAGTTGGACCGTCGAGTACTTACGCTGATTTTCCGTCTGCCGTTGCTGCTGTCATAGCCGCAGGCACATTAACAGAACAGCCAATAATATTGATTGAGGATGGTTATACCTACGATGGTGCGCCACCGAGTTTTACAGGTTGGAATGTAACTTCAACATATCCATGTATTGTTCGATGTGTAACTGGAAGAGTTAACGGCGGTACAGGTACCTATTCCCTCGCATTCACAAGTCAGCTCGATGGACCTGGATATCTTGAATATGAAGATGCAATTATTTCACCAAGCGCATCATTCTCGGGATCTAATGCTTTCTGGCTAGATACGAATACTCAAGGAAACAGATTCCGTTATTGTGGCATTACTAATCCTCACACAATAAACGTTAACGGACTGTTTGGAAGTGCAAATTATCGAGACAATACAGTTGATCAGTGCTATGTATCGGGATTTTCAAGCGAATACAAAAATGCTATATTTAATTTCTTAGAAGTTACAAAAACAGTTACATATAACAACTATTCCGGTATTTCTAATTGCACTACCGTTACTGATTGCGCATCTGCATCAAACACATCTGCGGATTTTAATGCAAACACTACTCAAACATATTGTGCATCAAGCGACACTACCGCGTCCGGTGTGAATTCCATTACGGGGATCGTTGCTACAACTGAATTTACAAATCCTTCTGCTAATGATTTTACATTAAAAGCCGGCTCGCAATTAATTTCATCTGGATCAACCGGCGACAACATTGGCGTTGATCAAGTTACGCAAAACCCAACAGCGCCAGAAGTCACCCAGCAACCCGCTTCAGGTTATGTTGTCGAAGGCGAAGCAACATCATCTATAACATTTAATGTGGCCTTTTCTGGCTATCCAGCACCGACTATACAGTGGCAGAAAGATACACAAGGTAACGGAATTTTTGTAAACATAACAGGCGCGACTTCTAATTCGCTAACTGTTGTTGGAAATACTGTAACCATTGCTTCTAATAGTGGTGATGTTTATCGGGCTGTTGCTACAAATAGCACCGGCAGTATTACAACCAGTGGTGCAGTTCTAACGGTAACTCCTGTTCCACTGGATTCAATCATTGCACCTGTGACGATGATTCGCGGTGCGACGTGCCAGTGGACTGTTAGTGACTCTACGGCTGTTCCTACACCGTCAAATGTTACGATCAGTTATACGGATGCCAGTTTGGCAGCGGGTACTGTTTCGTTAAGTTCTTATTCAGTATCAGGGACCGGCCCTTATGTTATAACTGCCACGGTTCCGGCTAATCTTGCATTACAGCATTCTAAAACAGGCTATTCGTGGAAGGTTGATATTGGTGGGAAATATGGATTTTCAGTAAATGTCCCATTAACCCCTCCATCCGGTCAATCATTTGTTAATTTTAACGGGCCAGTAACAACATCAGGGTCGGTATTGGCAGGATATACGGGTGATGCTGCTGTAACAGGTGATCAGGATGTATATGAAAATATTTCTACGCCTGACTCTATTCCTATTTCTGTAGATGCAACTGGCGTTTGGACATTGGATGCGACGAATTATTCAGTTTTAAGAAGCCAGACGTTTAATCATTACATTATTCAGCAAAACGGGACAATTGGGCCGTCTGCGACAGTCACATATCAAATTACCGATGTTGTACCCATAGCTGCATCAATTGATATCAGTGGTGATGTTACTGGTGCAGATCCTGGTGCTATCACAACAAAGACAATCACACCCTCTGGTGTGGATGCAGGCGCTTCAATTACTGCCTCGGTGACAAACGGTCAGATAGCAGTTAACGGTGGTGTGTATGCATCTACTGTTTCCTGGCAGCTTGGAGATACGCTTACCATTCAAGGTACAGCCCCAACTTACGAAGCCACAACAACAATCGTGCTATCAATATCGGGCGAAACTTCAAGCTTTTCGATTACGTCACGTGCGGCTGTTGTTCCGACTGTAACAACTCCACCAGCAAATGCTTCTGCAACAGTCGGGGCACAGGCTTCATTCAGCATTGCAGGCACTGGAATTGATCACGTTATTTGGGATGTTGACGGGACAGTTGATGCGTCTCAGACAGGCTTAACGTTTAACGTCACTAAAAATACTGTAGGAAATTATACGATTGGAGCAACCGCTGTTTCAGCAGAAGGTGGCGACGCAACCAAAGTTACCGCGATACTTACGGTGATTGCTGCATCTGTCACTCTGACAACTGATGTACTACAGGATCGAAATGGAATTATTGCTAATCAAAGTGTAGCGGTTGAGGTATGGACGCCATTTGTCAGCGGACAACAAGCGACTATGTTGTGGTCTGGAAGTATTACCACCAATGCGACAGGTATTGGAACGGTGACAAACAATCAAATGGGGATAGCTGGTGATTCTGTCGCTGTTCGTTTTCCTGGTTTGAATAACTCTGCATCTGAGTTGAGGTATACACTCCAATGACGTGGTTTGTTGAGAGCCCAGCTCAAGTAGGTTACGCGCTGATTGTTTCACCGTATGTCAGCGGCGGTAATCCGGCAACATTTACTAGCGTAGAACCATTACGAGATATTAATACTAGAACTCTTTTATCTAATACATCTATTAGTTATATAGTTATTAAGCCGGATGGATCAGAAGTTTCTGGAACAGCTATTACAGACTCTAATGGATATCTTTCAGCATCCTCTGTAACTTTCGGAGTTGCTGGAGATATCGTAAGAGTGATAGGTGAGAATCCTGGGACTGCATATTTTACAGGCTTTAAGGTAGTACTGACATGAGTTATGGATGGGGAGCATTGACAGATGGAGGCTACGGTTTTGGATATTTGGAATTACCAGCGGGTGGAACATTTCTAGGTAATTCAAGCCTAAATGGAGCATTAGTTACGATATTCTCTGGAACGTTGTCTACAAGCAGTATATTAAATGGTAATTTAGTAGATACATTTTCTGGCTCACTGCTCTCAGATTCAAACCTTAAAGGTCAGATGGACAGTGAATATTTCTCTGGACTATTCTCTGGAGTAAGCTTATCAACACTATCTGGTAGTCATATAACTACAGACTTGTCTGGTATATTCCGTAATAATTCCACTATGACCGGAAATATTGCTGAAATCACATCAGGAAGTTTTATTGCTACATCTTCCCTTTCAGGCAGAATTGCCGAAATAGTGTCCGGTAAATTTACAGCTTCAGGTTCTTTAACTGCCATTTTAGTCTCAACCTTGCAAGGAAGTCTTGTAGGAGTTTCGACCTTGACTGGCCAGGTAGACATTCCTGATACAATATCAGGAAATTTTACCGGAGAAGGTACATTAACTGGAGAATTAATCACTGCTCTATTTGGAGTATTTAAGCCTTCCAGCAATTTAACATTAGAATCAACATTCCTATACCTTGATCCTGCCTTCCACGGGATCTTAGTCGGAGATTCAAATTTACAAACTGTAGTCTTTGATTACTTATTAAATGATATGTCAGCAACTGCTGTTGCTGAAAGCACCTTAATTGGAGCATTAATAAGTCCAATATCAAAACTTCGTAGACTACATCACTTCAAACTCGTTAATTCTATAGACAGAGGATAAAAAATGGCTGCCTTTTCAGACTATTTGGAAAATGCAATTTTAAATTATTTTAGAGGTACAACAATGACTGCACCTACGACAGTATATGTAGGTTTGGCTTCCAGTGCAACAGATGATACTAATACTGGAGCCACAGTACCAGAATTACCAAACTCTAATGGTTATTCAAGACAAGCAGTTTCTTTCGGAGCACCTACAGGCGGGGCTAACAATGAAATCAGTAACATTTCTACTATCAATTTTACAGCAACTGCCGATTGGCCAACAGCTACGCATTTCTTTTTAATTGATGCAGTTACTTATGGTTCTGGTAATGTGTTGATGCACGCTGCAATGGACACTCCCGTCACTGTATTATCAGGTCAAGTCCGTCAGTTCCCTATTGGGGCATTAAAAGTAGAAGTTGCATAATGTCATTATATATCAGTGTTTATCTCGGGACAGACACCCAAACTAAAATAAAAATTTTAGCATCAGGAGTACCAGTAGATTTATCTGATATTACGAGAATCACACTGGCAGTTAATGGTGAAATTGTTGATAGTGATATAGCTACTGATGCCTTTGAATGGCTAAATACAGATAAAACGGGAGAGGTATGGCTAAAGCTGGGGCCATATTTAACTACTAAAAAATGTTCTCCATCTCCAGCCAGAATAACTTTATACGATATCTTAACACCAAATGGATATGTTGCAGATGAGAGTTGTGAGACTCCATCTTTATACATTTCTGTTTGCTAAGGAGGAAAAATGGCAAAATCAGATTACGCAGAAAACGCAGCACTTACTGCTCTCTTGGGCGGTACAAAATATGTAGCTTTATGCTCGTCTTCTCCAACCGATGCCCAGACTGGATCAACAATACCAGAATTAAGTGGAAATGGATACGCAAGGCAATCAGTTTCTTTTACTGTCTCTGCATCTACAGCCACTAACGCAGGCACTGTCACATTTACTGCATCTGGCGGCGTATGGACAGCAGCAACACACATAGCGATCTGTAGTGCAGCTACAGGAGGCAATGTTATCTATTACGGAGCTCTGACAAACAGTATTACATTGAATGATGGAGAATCCGGTCAATTTGCAATAGGTCAGATTTCAATCGCAGAAGATTAATCTGACATGGAGGAAACATGCTAATAGATGTTTCTGAAGAACATACTTTAGTGAGATTCACTATAGGGGATTTCGAAGAACCTTTTGAAATCCCTTCTTCTATGATCGACTATGCAATCTCCCTACAAGACAGCACAGCCAAACAAAATTATAGAGTTTGGAAAGCTAGTCTTCAATGCTTATATTGGCTAAAAGCCAAATATGCTGCGCAGGGAAGTCATAGAAGAGAAAAACAAGGTGGAAGGGAAGTTGAAGAATTTAGAAGAGAAAAATTACTATCCATAACAGACCTAATAACTTGGTTAGAAGATAATCCAGGTGGTGCTGGACAAGGAATGGCTCTACCTATATTTACAGGAACAACTGTAGCTGAAAGGGATGCACTAGATAATGATCCAAGATTTGTAAAACCAAGAATAAAAAGCAATTGGTTTTATCGAGAATATGGAAATCTACAAGGAACAAATTATTGGGAATTGGACGACGACGATAATGACTTACATTAAAACAAAAGTTAAGCCAAAAATGTCAGAGTTATATAGATTACATTCCAGATTAAAACAATTAGAAAATTACTCATCGAAGGCAGGTTTTTGGGATACTAAAAAACATCCTAATGGTAAATTAGATTCTGCCGCCCTTGCGAATATACTGAATTACGGTGCAAACACACCGGGAAGTTCAGGCTACATCCCTCCCAGACCTTTCATAGTCGATGGCGCTTTAGACAGCACAATAATATTGAAAACTATGATGGTAGCAAGATTTAAACATTTTCTTGGCTTGTATGGAAATAAAACTAGCCCAAGAGATACCTTGCATCCATTAGGTATTGTTGTTGCTAGGTGGATTAGTAATCGAATCCTATTCAATACTTATGAACCTAATGCCCCTCTAACCGTTAAACTTAAAGGTTTTAATAAGCCGTTATATGAATCTGGCTGGCTATCTGAAAATGTACAAGTTAAGACGAGGAAGAAGTAATGGGAAGATCTATTTGGAACATGCGTTTCTTACAAGGTATAGACATTCAAGGCCACAGAGTAAGAGTACAAAATGATGAGTATAACATTTCAAGAAAAGTGGAATTTGATTTTATCGTAAAAGACGCGGACATCCAACCCATAAAAGGTAACACTCTTCTAGCCTTACCAGATGGGTATAGGAATAAAAGCATCTATTCCATATATACAAAGACACCACTAACTTCTGGAAAAGAAGGGACAGATAATCTACCAGATAGATTGCTTATTTTTGGTGAATGGCATGTAGTTTTTAGAGTGGATAAATGGCTCAATGGTCTTGATGATTATTATGTGGCTTATGTTGTAAATGAGAATCCAAGATGAGTAATACCGATCTAACAGAATTTATTTTCATACCTCTGTCTGATTTCATTTTTAAAGCTATAGGCGAAAGACCTTATCTAATGAATAGTGCTTTTAATGGTCAAGATGGAGATTATATTGCTTGCAAAATTGTAGAAATACCAACCATCTCTTGGGCTGAAGGTGCTAGAACAAACTCAGGTGTCGATGGAAGAGATGTTGTCTATACAGCCTATGAGGCAATTGTAAGAATTATAGGTTACGGCGATAGTGCATTAAGCAAGATACAATCTATTTGTCAGGCTTTCAGGGAAAAAGGGTTACTGAAAATATTGAAAGATAAAAATATAGCATATTCCACACACACCCCAGCAAGAGACACCAGCATACAATATTTAGATAAAGTCGAGATTAGGTGTGAAACCCTATGCACTCTACGTTTTGTGCAGGGTGGTATTGATAGGGGTGATGATCCTTCATACATAGAAAAAGCAGGCGCTACTGCAACTTACATATAATGTCTTATAGGAGAAATTATGGCATTTGAAATTGAAGATATTGTTGATGTTTCTATTACCTATGGTGATAGACCTATTTCAACACAATCTTTCGACATCCCTCTATTACTTGTGACACACAATCTTTGGGACGAAAGGACAAGAATCTATACCAGTGCTAATGACATTTTAGCAGATGGTTTTGCAGATGGAGGCCCTGCATATAAAATGGCTTCAGATTTATTCTCAGGTATTGAAAAACCTAGAGAGATAGTCTTAGGAAGGCGTGAACTTACCGATTACAGATTAACTTTCGAAGTAGCAAACTCTACTGTCTATACAATTAATTTGTATGTTGATACTGGATCTGCAACTTACACTAAAACGTTCTCATACACTTCAGATGCAGATGCTACATCCTCTGAGATAAGCGCTGGACTAGCTTCTTTGATTGAAGCTGACGGTACTATCAATAGCTCTGTGGCAGCTTCAGATAGTTCAGGCACTCTAGTGATTGCTCCTCAGAATACCGGAAGACTTTATGTAGGGGCTGTGACTAATAACATACTTATCGCCTCTACATCTCCAGAAACTGTAGGTACAGCTTTAGCTGAAATTGACGTAGAGAATAATGAATGGTTTTTCATTCTGTCTCCTTCACATAGTTCTACAGATATACAAGGGCTTTCAGAGTATGCTTCAGCAAATAAGAAGATTTATTTTACAAGCTCGCAAGAAGCTGCAATCTTTACATCTTCTACTGTGGACATTGCTTCTGTTCTTAATGGTTATCAGTATGATAATGTCGTGTTTACATCATATTCAAGTGCAGATAAAGAATTTCCAGAAGCCGGGGCATTAGGGACTGTTTGTAGTGCTACACCGGGGATAGGTGATTTATTTGCTAAGACTCTAATTGGTGTTGCAATTGACTCAATTAACACTACGCAAGCGAATTATGCAAAAGCTAAAAAGGCCAATATCTACATAAAGCGTGGAGGTGTTGGTTGGTATGAAAATGGCACAACAGTCTCTGGAAGATTTTTTGATGTAGTACACGGGGCGCTTTGGTTAGAGGCCAGACTGCAAGAAGATATCTTTGGTGAAATTAAACGGATGTCTGATCTTAGCAAGAAAATACCTTATAAAGACGAGGGTGTAGATCAAATTCGTGGAGTCATGATTAAGCGTCTTGATGAAGCTGTAAGAAATGGTTTTTTAGCCTCTTATGAAATATTCCCGCCAAAAGTAGATGATATTGCAACTAATGATAAGGCTAATAGATTATTACCTGATATCCCATTTGAAGCAGTACTTGCTGGCGCAATACATACAGTCAAGATTAATGGTTATGTGAGAATATGACCGAAAAATTGAATTTGGTCACGCTTGGGGAGACTAAAAACCTTCCCAAGTTATATCAAATAACTAACAAAATAAACAACAAATACTATATTGGAGTTACTAGGCATAAACTCTCTAAAAGATTCAAAGAACACTGTAGTTCACGATCTAATTGTCTTCATTTAAAGCACGCGTTAAGCAAATATGGCATTAAAAATTTTGAAATCAAACTTTTAGTAGTCGGTGAAGAGAAGTATATAGCAGACTTAGAGAAGAAAGTTATTTTACTTTATGGGGCAAATGAGCGTGAAAAAGGATATAACATAAAAGTAGGAGGAAAACATCCTAATACTGCCTCCACAACTGCGAAAGAAAGGATCTCCCAAAGTCTAAGAGAATACTATTTAAATAATGAATCTAAGAGTAAAGGATTACCTAGTCCAAATAGAAAACCTGTGATTATCAACGGATCTGAGTATGAGTCTATTGTTACAGCTTGTAGGGAGATAGGCATTAATTACAAAACTTTCTTGAAAATAAGGTCTGAGAATCTTCTGCATGATACTGATGAATATTTCAGACTATCTAAAATTAAACAATACAGACCTAGAGCTACAAAGAAAATAAGAAAGTCTAAATCAGAAGCAAAGACTGGAGAAAATAATCCTATGTTTGGTAAATTAAATAATCACCGATCTAAGAAAGTTGAAATTTTAGGTATTATGTATCCTAGTATCTCCGAAGCTGTACGACAAACTGATATGACAAAATCAATGATTGAAAAACGTCTCCAGAAGGGTATTTCTGGATATAAGTACGTAGAGGACAAATAATATGACAATTCCATTTTTAGGTACATACGATCCGAATGCAGTCATCATTTCTCTTATTGCACCAACAGGCAAGATTGAACTTTCTGGTTGGGCAGATGGAGCAATGCTTTCGCTAGAAAGGACTGCTGAATTTTTTACAAATAAAGTTGGAACAAGAGGTGAAGTTAGTCGAGCTTACAATAGAGATGCAACATGCTCTTTTACTATAAGACTTCAATCTACTTCTCCATCAATTAAAGCTCTAGAGGATATTAAAGTAAGTACAAGCTTGCTTAAAGTTCCTCCGGTTATGGCTTTAACAGTGACTGATCCTTCTAGCTATGAAACAATCGTAGTAGCTCAATGCTGGATTCAAAAAGATCCAACAAGAGAATATAGCAATGAAGTAGGTATTCGTGAATACCATTTTTATGGTGTAACAACTATTACTGCTTCTAATAACAATATAAATTTAGCAGCTAACGTAGCAGCTAATTTTATTTAATAAATACTAAAGGAGTGGTGTTAAGCATCACTCCTTTTTATTTGTCTGGAGGGCACAAGTATGGAAAATGAAAAAACAATTACAATACATGAAATTCCTGTAACTCTATATAAATGGAACTTAAGGAAAGTCATGCACAATCAAAATATAATCGTACCATTGATAAAAGATCCACTAATTAACGGAATGGCTTTTGCGGAATCCGGCGACGAAGATACTTTAATTCTTTCAGTTATTGAGGGAGTCTTAACATCTTTAGAAGGGCTTGATTTTGAAAAATTAGCCGAAAAATTATTAGATGGTGTGTATTATCGAGACATAAGTAAGTCTGCACAATTACAACCAGTCACAATAGAAAAATTAGAAGAATCAGGTTTTGGATTAAGTGATGTTATGGCAATTTGCGTAGCAGTGATTAAATTCAATTATGGTGATTTCTTAAAAAAAGATTTGTTGGACTCTCTTATGAAGATAATAAACAGTTAAGTCCTAGAGAGTCCAGACTCTTTGCTGAAATAGAAAATACATCTTCTATCGATAATATGGATTTGCTATGGTTAGAGCCTTTATGTGATCCTAATTGTGGTGTCACGGTAGATCTTTTTGATGTAGATCTAAGTATGTTATTAAAAATAAATGAATTTAGAAAGATCAGAAATGATTTAGAATATATTCATCATAAAGAATTCGAAGAGAAATTAGGCAAATAAATGTCAGAAGATATAAAAGTTGCTAGTATTTATGCAGAGGTCGATTTTAGACTCTCTGCTCAAACAATGAATAATCTGAACAGATTTGAAAAGCGTTTAGATACAGTTAGAAGAAAACTAGCAAATCTATCCACTACTAAATTCAATATAAATGCACAAGTGCATGGTGGAGTAGGTGGCGGAGCAAGAGGTGCTAGTGGTGGTGCTGCTTTTGGCATGGCTGGTATGTTATCTGGTGGTAACATGATGAAACTGGCGCAGGATATTAGATATCGTGAAGCAGTCATTAAGAATAAGTTCAACACCCTAGAAAATAAAATTAGAGCTACAGACTTAGTACCTCAAGAATTAATAACAAAAACTAGAGAAGATTTTAATAAATTAGCAGATGCATTCCGCCTAGATAAATTAATGAAAATAGAATTTGAAGGTGCGAGTCGTGAATTAGCAAGATATCTTGCAGACGCACAGAAGAAGGAAAGAGATGCACTTAGACCTACAAAATTTTCTAAAGAGATTAACGCTGGAGCTATAACACAACTTGCCAGGATTGCAAAAGCCAAAGAACAAATGGATCGCAATATTGAAGTCAAACGTGATCAATTTGAACGTGCTGCAACTAATTTAGGGAATTTAACACCAGCGCAAATATCCCAATATCGTGCTCGGTTACATAACCTTATAAAAGAATATGAATCAGCTCCGTGGGCAGTAAATAAATTCAGAACTTCTGTTTCTATGTTAGATAGAGAGATGAGAAAAGCAAATAAAACAACAACATTCTTTACTAGACAATTAAAATATCTAAAAGATTATGCCAAGATGGCAGAGATGGCTGTTATACCTGTCATAGGTGGAATGGCAGCAGGTATCTTCAGTGTTGGTAGGAGAATGGATAAAATAAATACTTTGTTTTATTCTGCTTTTGGTAAGAATGCTCAAAGTGAAATGGAATATTTACGTGGAGAGTCTGATAGATTAGGCGTCTCATTAATGCAGAATGCCGGAGCTTATGCAAAAATTGCATTCTCTCTGAAACTGCTAAATCTACATGGAGATCAAGCTAGAAAAGTATTCTCCTCATTCTCTGAAGCTTCGTTAGCTTTCGGTATGTCTCAAGAAGATCTTGCCCATGCTTTCCTAGCTATCGAACAGATGTATTCTAAAGGCAATGTACAGGCTCAGGAACTTAGAAACCAGTTGGGTAATGCTGGTATACCGGGTGTATTCGAAATCGCCGCACAATCCATGAACATGACTCCACAGCAATTAGATAAAGCAGTACAAGCAAGGCAAATATCTGCTGAAAAATTGATCATGGCTTTATCGGATGCCTTGCACGTCTTAGCAGCCCCTGGCGTTAAGCGTGGGATGAAAACGATAGAACCTACATTGAATAGATTTAATCTATCTCTTCAATGGATTTCAGATGAAATCTATCAAGATCTTTTACCAGGGATGAAGGATTTTATAGATTCATTCAGAAATATTATAGATGGATTAGAGCCAATCATAATGCCAGTAGTTGATGTATTCGGTAGACTTTTTAATATAATAGGATCTATCTTCAAAGTAGCTACTTCAGTATTTTACGATATTACACATTTAGATAAAATATTTGGACTTGGTTGGATGAATTGGAAACCATTCAACAATAATACAACTGTAACCAAAGAAACAAAAGCTACAATAACGATACAACCATCTGAACAAGCTAAGAAAGATTTAGATATTAAAATAGAAAAATCACACAAAGATTTCTGGGACGGTATTAGTCTCAGTATTGCTAAATAAAGGTAGATTATGGCATTAACAGTTTTTTTAGCTGGAGTAACTAGCAGTGTAGACTCCTTCATAGCTGACGCCACTATTAAAGTAGATCAAAAGTTTTCAAATCAAATAACAGAATATACTGTAGATAAGAGGAATAAAATAACTGATCACGTTTTTAATAACAATCCAAAATATACTATAGAGGGTGTAGTGACAAATCACCCTATCACGCAATATTCTAGTAACGTAATTGGATATGATGGTAATAGAGTGGAAAAAGCAGACAAGCTTTTTCGAGAGGCGTGGCAAAACGGAGATGTGTTTACAATACTGACAGAGTATGCAGATATAAATTTTTGTATAATCTCAGATTACGAAGCCTCTTTTTCTGTAGACTCTTCAGAGTGTTTAAATTTTACAATAACAGTAGAGCAAGTCAGGTTTGCTGAAACTCAATTTGTTACAGATGTTCTTCCAGAAGATCTACAAACAGATAGTGTGATCTCCAATGATGGTTCTGGTGCACCACAGGATCTAACCGTATCGCGTAGTTTAGATGCTATTAAAAAAGCTTATAAGCTTATTATTTCGTCTGCTTTATTTGTACCAATAAATATCTATAAAGGTGTGACAGGAAACTAATATGCCTAAAATACTCCCTGTAAGGCAAAGCCTATATGACCAGACAAATAATATTCAAATAGACAATAAAACTTACACTTTCCGTTATAGATATAATCAAACTGAAATAGATGATAACGGGAACGGTGCTTGGTACTGTTATATTGGTCGCATAGCTGAAGATCCTAAAGTGAAATTCAAGATAGTCAATGGTATTGATCTGCTAGCTCCTTGGGTGTGTTACGAAGAAGTTCCACAAGGGTCCCTTTTTGTTTTTGATAATGATTTAACATACGGTAGGCCGGGAAAAGATACTTTTTATTCTGATGGCAGATTCTTTATGATATTTATTGCAGCTTCAGAAGATTTAACTCCGCTTATAAATGTAATATCCTCAGAGCAATGATATGACATCAAAATATTTTAAAAGAAAATATGAGCTTCTTATTGGTCAACCTGTCCCTGCTAGAAGAATTTATGGCCCTGCCGACACTATAATTATAGATAACTATATTGACACTACTGGAGATATAAAATCTAAACCGAATTCATTCCTTATGAATGAACATCATATCACTTTCAGTATAAATAAAAATAATAAGCAAGCGACAAATAAAGCACATATTTCAATATACAATCCATTAAGAAATTTAATTGATTACTTAGAATTATTTGCTACAGAAAAAATAAGTTGTGTATTGAAGGCTGGATACGAATATAAGGTAGTTGAAATATTCAGAGGGACGATAGAAAAATTTGAGTTTAGTTTTAAAGAACCATCTTCAGTCTTAAAACTTACTTTAACGGACGGTGGCCAAAACTTAAAAGAAGCCTTATCTAGCAGATATTACCCTGTAGGTACACCATATAAAACAATCATCGAAGATTTGTCACAAGATATGGGTATACCAGTAGCTAACGTAATTGTAAATACTGAGACTCAGTCTATAAATAAACCTATATATTTGAATGGGAAGACATCTTTAAATCTAGACAGGTTAGCTAGAGAATTAAAAGCTAATTGTAGTGTGGTGAATGGAAGCTTATGGTGGCTACCAGAAGATATTAGATTAAAAGATCCAGTGTTAAAACTTACTGCTGAATCAGGACTTCTCTATGAAGTAGAGGCATATAATGATAATAGTGCTAATGCTACTCTCGATACAACTGCAAACAAGAAAGGAATTAAATTTACTTCCTTGTTGAATGGTTTAATCGTTCCAAATGCTACAGTCTATGTTCAAAGTTCAGACAAAAAATATGATAGTTATTATAAGATAGTTTCTTGTACATACAGAGGAGGCTATCAATCTTCAGAAGCTTGGGAAACTGAGGCTATTGCTATTGATTGCGGACCTAACACTACAAAAACTGTGGCAACAAACATCGCAGCAAACGCTGCTGCCAATATAGGTATTGGTTCGGCAATCGTAGGTACAGGGGGATAATATGGGATACGATGTATTAGTAAATCTTTTTATTGATATGATGCGTCATGTCCACACTATAAAACCTGCTGTAGTTAAGTCTGTGGACTTAGAAAAGAATAAACTCTCAGCTAGGATATTGACTGCCACTAAATATCAAGATGGACATATACAAAATTTTACAGATGTAGAAGACGTTCCATTTTTTATTTTAGCAGGCGATGCTGGAAATGCTCGAATAACCATACCACCTTCCGTTGGAGATAATGTAGTTATACTTTTCAGTGATCGGGATTATGGTTCATTACTGGAGTCTGATGGTCAATCTACCCAAAACCCTAGTGAAATTAAAACACATGAATTTTATCCGTTAATTGCACTGCCAGACTTTTTTACTTCATCAACAGCTAAAAAAATCGAGGCTGATAAAATCGTAATAGAGAACGGAGTTACATCAATAAAAATTGACTCCATAGGTAGTATAGAAATTACAGCCCCTCAAACTATGACGATAACGACACCTAGCTTAATGATTAATTGCCCTGCAACTGTATTCACTGGGACTATAGCTACCGCAGGAATCTTACCAGCACCGGGAGTTGGATCTGTACCCATGACTGGTAGCTATAACATGACAGGAAGTTTTACACTTAATGGTGTGGTACAAGAAACTCATAGTCATTATCCAAGTATAGCACCACCTTACAACCCATAAGAGTAAAGAATGTTTGATTTTTACATTAACCCTGCCACTGGAGATATTGATTTCGATGGCGGGACTGTAACATTAGTCTCTGAGCCTAAAAAAAGAGTTAGGCAAGAGTTAGAAACTACACTAAGAACTTTTGTAGGTGAATGGTTTAATAATTTACAATTTGGCGGTATAAATAAAGATTATATTGGCCGAGTAGGTATATCTAAAATAGAAGTGGATGCTTTCTACCGTAGAGTAATAATGTCCAACCCAGAAGTATTAGAAATTCTGGATTTTACAAGCTCATTAAATACTTCAACAAGACATTATGAGTTAGACTTCACAGTGAGAACACCTGCTGGAGATGTAAATCTGATTGTATCTTCTGCAAGCAATGAACAGACTTATCAATTGCCAGATGTTACTACTTATTTGCCGCCTACTACTCCATCTCTCAAGAGTATGGCTACATTCATATATGGTACTTCAAGTATTGCTGCAATATTTAGTAAAGATTCAAATCCAATTGTTGCGCAAACAATCACAGGAACGTCATCAATATCTGCTTCACCATTAAAATTATGGAATGCTGTAGCTTTAACTGGTAGTTCTACTATGACTGCCGGAGAAATGGTTAAAGTATTGGCTACAACTATTTCAGGTACAAGTACAGTAACTTCGGCTGCTGGTACATTGATGTCAGCAAATATAACTGGAAATGTATCTAGTTTAGACGCTGTAATAGTTAAAAGATTAGCTAGCAATATAGGAGCTACAAGTTCTCTTCTTGGAGCTTTTATGAAGAGTATTTCTACTGATATAACAGGTACAAGTAATATCTCTGCATTAATGGCTAGAAGTGGAGTTACTTCTGTAAGTGGTAATTCTAGTATTACATCGACAATGACTAAACTGATGTCTGCAAATATATCAGCTACATCGTTTATGTTGGCAAGCTATTCTGTACAAATGAGTTCTGATATTACAGGTAGCAGTGTATTAACTTCTAATGCAGTTAAAACTCTGAAATCTACCTTAACAGGTATAAGTTCAATATCTGCGAATTCTAATAAGAAATTAACTTCTATACAAAATAATGCAAGTAGCGTATCTGCGACTATAACTAAGAGATTAGCAGCTAATATACCTGCAACAGTTTCTACTATATTTGCTAAACCAAACCACAGCTTGAATGGAAACATTACTGGATCTTCCGGTGTGGTAGCAACTATGAAGAAGATTAAGAAGTCTTCTAGCATAATTAATAATACAAGTAGTATAGTAGCTAATATGGTCAAGACTAAGAACATATCTTCAGGAATTACTGGAAGCTCATCATTAACAGCTAATCTATCTAAACTATTTTTAGCCGCTGGGGATACTTTGACAGCTTATGATACAGCAGTGGTTAATGATAGTGCAACAAACTATTGGAAATTACATGAAGATTATGGAACTTCAGTTCCTTCGCCAGCTACGGTAGTAGATATGTTATTAGGTGATGTTGGAAGTGTTTATTCTCCAAGTATCTCCAGTTTTAATTTTACAGGTGAAGCTTTATTAAATTATCCGTCCAGTAGAAGTATTAATTTGAATTCTTCAAGTAACCTTGCTGATTTAAAATACAGACTCATGCCGTCAGGAACTTTATCTCAGAGCATGACATTAAATTTCTGGGTGAAGATAGCTTCGAGTGGGGTTGTTGCAAATCCACTACTCGCGGCAAAAACAACCACAGGTAATCAGTATTGGTCTGTTATTTTACAGAACACAGGAGCCTTAATTTTCTCACTAACGGATTATAATTTAACTACATATACAGTATGGACAACATCTAGTGGAGTGATCTCAACTAACAATAAATATTTTGTAAGTATTATTTTTGACAATAGTCAGACAACAGCAAACAAGATAAGAGTATATATTAATGGGGCACTCGTAGGTGTATCTCAAGGTTTTAGTAACTCAGCAGGTATAACCTTAAGTAATAGTAGTGCTTTATCAGATTTATTATTAGTACCAAATGGATCACAAGGACACAGAATAGAATCAATCAGTTTGCATAAAGATGTTTTAACTCCAACACAAATAACTGATTTATATACGTTAGGCAATAACTAATGGCAGAAATAACAAAATACGGTTTTGAGAGGGAAACTTATCCCGAAGTTTTAGCAAAAGTGAAAGATATTTTTCGTCAAACGCTGGGCGTTTCTGTCCAGCTTAATGACGATAATATTTTAGGGCATCATGCAGCTATATTAGCAAAACTTCAAAATGATAATAATAGATTAGCAGAGGCTATCTGGAGCAGTCAGAGATTAGAGGGCGCAGAGGGAGTTTATTTAGACGATATTTTTTCCAAGAATGGTATTTATCGTAGAGGTAAACAACCCTCCTCTGGGGATATTATTTTAGAATTAGATTCTACTGTACCATCTAATCAGACAGTACCAATAACTACACAGTTTATAGGTAGTAATAATCAAGTTTATCAACCTACATCTGAAGTACTTTTAACCTCATCTGTAATAGGTTACAAACTGGCATTAACTGATATAACTGACACAAGCTATTCTGTAACTCTTATCAGTACAATAGATGGAACAACTAACAATCTTACATTCACAAATGATGGAACAGATGCCAGTAAAATAACGATGATTCAATCTATTTACTCTGCTTGGTTAAATTACACAAGTGGGAATTCAGATAGAATCTTCATAGACAATACAAATAATATTCTATATGTTGGATATTATATTTCAAATTCTGAATTAGTGGGCCTGAAAGAATCCACTGAATTTCAAATATCTCCTAATGTTGGAACAAAATATTGTTCTGTTAACGTTAAGGCAGTTAATGCCGGATATTACCCACTACCGGCTAATGGGATTAAATCCATTACACCTACATTCTCCGGCCTGCTGAGTACTAAGAATATTATTTCTTTTTATTCAGGAAGTGAAATAGAATCAGATGCAGAATACCGTGAAAGATATTTTTCAGAAATAGCTGCATTATCTGGAAGCACTAGAGATGGAATCGTCAGTTCTGTATTGAAGGTAAGCGGTGTTAGTAAAGTTACTCTTTACGATAATCCAACGCTAATAGATCAAGACTTTGCAGATGCATTAACTTTTCATATTGTTGTCCTTGGTGGAACTAATGCAGATGTAGCACAAGCTATTTATGAAAGTAAACCGATAAATACGCAAACCTATGGTGCTCTGAGCTATGCAGTTAGCACTCTGGATGGAGACACGGAAACTATACGTCACTCTAATGCTTCACAAGTAGAGGTAGATGTCAGGGTTAACTATAAAACTCTAAATAGAGTCCCGCTTAGTAGCACAGAGAAGACAGAGATCATAACCGGATTAAAAGACTACTTCTCATCTCTAAAGATAGGATCGGTTCTATACAACGCCCAAGTACTGTTTATAGTTTTGAACAGTATATCTAGAAATAGGGTTTTGAGTGTTACATTAGATATGAAGTTGTCTTCTTTATCTGATTCAGCTTTTGGAAACTCTGATCTTACACCAAACTATACAGAACTGTTTGTTTTACGTGATGGGGGTGTTAGCTTTAATCAGCTAGTTTAATATGTCTCTTAACTTTATACAGGAAAATCAGGAATACACTCAGGACGTGTATTCCTTAGTACTCGACCAATATGCTAACAAAGAATACTATATTAAATTTATTGATCTGTTGATTAATATCCAAAAAGACTTTCAAAGACTCTTAGTTGAATTAGCAACAAGTCGTAGATTACCGTTGGCAGAAGGAGAGCAGTTAACAGAAATAGGTCGTCAGTTAGGTATAACAAGAACTACAGACGATGATAATGATTTTAGAGCTGCTATCTATCTCTCCTCAGTAAAACGTACAGCAGATGGCACAAGAGATTCAATAGCGAGTGCATTACAAATCTCTACTGGAGAATATCCTTATCTGTATTCAGGATTATACCATTCAGTAGATGTAACTATTAATGGTGATATATACCCTTCATTTGAAACTGTGGACGAAGTTGTAAACTTACTACCTGTAAATACAAATTATAGGATATTAAAGTCACCAATAAACGGAAGTAAACCTTTTGGTTTTTATAGTAATACTCATGCTGGAGGCATGGCCAGTAAATTTTTATCAGATACAACAGGCTGTGGAGCTATGTGTAGTAAATTAACTCAAACACCAAAACCAAGAATAAGAAGTAATTTGGCATTACCTTATGTCGAATTTGGTTATGTAGAATCAGGATATGTAGGTAACTAATGACAATAACATATAGATTAACCAAGGGATCGCAACTAACTTATCAAGAATTGGATGCAAACTTCCAAGACGTAGATACAAGACTTAAAAAATCAGATAAGTTGCGAGGCGGCTGGCACTCAGTAATAGACGTTACAACTCAATCAACGCCGATATCTTACACTGGCGGTAGTGGAACCATTTATTTAACTAATGATGGAGCGGATGCTAGAACAACCGCAGATTACCTACCTGATGGAGTCACTTCCTTATGGGATACCTCCACCAACAGGTTTGATTTCTCAGAGTTGCCCATAGGCAGCATTTTGCATATTAATACAATAACTACTTTTATCACTAGCGCAGCTAATCAAGAGATAGTCTTGCAATATATTAAAGCGATAGGCGATACTGCTGAAGAAGTCTTCCCTCTGTGGTATGGTCAGTTCAAAACTGCCGGAACTTACACAATAAGTAACAGGTTAAGTATACCTATAGCAGATACCTCATTCACTACACTGCCCGGCGGGGTTCAATTTTCAAGCCCTAACGATTGCAGTATAAAAGTTTATGGTTGGTTTTTGGAAGCTTATATTAGAGGTGAGATTGCCTAATGACAATAAATACTGATGAGTTGAAGTGGGCTGTAGATGATGTAAATCTTCCGGGAACAGGCGCTGCAAATAAATCTGAACCTAGCACTACAATAAAAACTGTAGGCTTAGATTATCAAGAATTTCTTGCAGCCGAAGATCTCAATTGGATGTTCTCTAAAATATACTCTGCAATAGTAGATTTAGACAGTAGAACAATTAGTGCTGGTCAACTACCAGTAGGTTCCCTCTATATGAACGAGGATGACGATAGAAACCCTGCTATTTTGCTTGGATATGGGACGTGGGAGTCTAAGTCAGGTACAGTAATAATTGGGGCTGGAACTTATACAGACTCCAATAATGAAACAAAAACATTCATTGCTGGAACAGAGGGTGGTGAGTATAGCCATAAATTAACAATCTCTGAGTTGCCTGCACACACGCATGGGAATGTGCCGCTATATAAACCTACGGGTGACGTAGACAGAGGTACAAATACCTCTAAGTTCTCTATCGACGATGTCGATAAAACAGCATCGACTGGTTCTGACCAACCACACAACAATATGATGCCCTACACTGTAGCTTATGTTTGGAAGAGGATTGCATGACAGAGATGGAAGTCGGACAATTTGCTTTATCATTATTGTGGACGCCTTTTGTGGCAGTAATGTTAGCAAAGCGTTCAGAAGAGAAAAAAGAAAAAGAAAAATTAGTTGAGAAATTACAAAACTTAGAAACTGAGTTGGCTGTATTGCAAGAAACTTCAGTCACTGAAGTAAAACTTCGAGATTACATCTCAGATAAATTTCGTGATTCAGAAGCGCTACAGCGTAAAGAGTATGATCGGCTAGATTTAAAACTAGAGCAATTAGCTAAAGCAGTTAATGAAATACTAATAAACTTACCAAAGAGAAAATCTGAGGAAAAATAATGGACCCAATCACGATAGCAGGTTTGGCTGCTAAGTTTCTTCCCGATATTGTACACTTATTCACCAATAATGAAAAAGCCTCCCAGACAGCTTCAGTTGTCTCAGATTTGGCGCAAAAGGTAACTGGTGCTACCACACCGGAAGGTATAGAAACAGCCCTACAATCAAAACCAGAGCTTGTAGTAGAGCTTAGAAAGGCTGTTATGGCAGATAGTCATATCTCCGAGCAATTAAGGCTCCAAGATGTAGCGGATGCTAGAGATATGCAGAAGAAGGCTTTAGCTCAGGATGATGTGTTTTCTAAACGGTTCACATATTATTATGCGATAGTTTGGACTACATTTGCATTTCTTTATATCTCAGGGATTACGTTCTTTGCTTTGCCCCCTGACGGGCAGCGTTATGCTAATACGATCCTTGGATTTCTGTTAGGTACCGCAATGGGAGCTATTCTGCAATTCTTTTATGGAAGTAGTCATGGAAGTAAAGCGAAAGATGAAACATTAAACAATATGGCAAAGAAATGAAAAAGGGGCTATTAGCCCCTTTGTTCACCGAGTATTTTGAATTGTAACTGTAGCACTACCGGATTTAGTCACACGGTTTGTCTTGTAATCGACTGTAACTGGATATGGATAGACTGTAACTTTAGTTTCAACATAAATGGGTTCAATTTGTCCTGCTTTTCCTGCACACATTACCCAAGTTGCAGAAGTATTTTTACTTGCAAAAATTCCATTGGGTTCTGGTTGTTCTACAGATGTAAGAGCACCACCTTGATATGTATGATTATGCCCTTCCACATCTTGACTTGTAGCCACAAGCGGATTTGTCAGGCTTGTATCATAAGGGATTCCAAAACCAATAGATGGACAATCTCCTTCAACAACTCCAGTATTAGATCGCCAGACAGAGTGTGTTACAGCACGAACATTCCGCATATTATAGAGTTGAATCACAAGATCTCGTTCTAAGCTCCAATCATAAAAAGGAACTGGCTGAACTTTCGTGTATTGCTCCTGCTGATTATTAACTTGAAAAGCTGTCTTAGTCTCTGATGAAGGACTGGACATCTTACATCCGGCAGTAAATACCAGAATAACGAACATAGTGATTACAGATACCATTTTCATTTTAAACACTCCTATTTATTGATTGATAGTGATTGCAGTGAGTTGTGCTTGCAAAATCTTACGTTGATTCCGTAGATCCTCATTAGAAGGATCTTTGGCAATTTCAACATTCAATTCTGCAATGTTTGCTTTAAGGATAGCAGCACGTTGTGCCATACCTTCCTGGTATTGGAAACTGTTTTTAGTGATTACACGGTTTGCAACTGTATCGGTGTAGTTGAAAAAATAACCAATAAATGTTAGCACACCTGTAATAATGATTACAATAAAAAATATGCCAATAGCTTTTAGGACATTCATATTACGCCTCCTATACGATTTTCATTTTAGTTGCTTTACTTTTTACTTTGTATCCACTCACAACCTGAAGAACATAACTATCTGAGTTAGATTCTTCTGAAAGGGCTTTAGCATGAGCTTCAGCTTTCCTCAAAGAATCAAATTCTTCAGAAACGTCACCTTCATGAAGAACTATCCAAAATTTATTAACATTATCCTTACAAGCAGTCACTAATTTAAGCCATCCAGGGTAAAAATAATATTCATCATTATTATATGATAATACTATATCTCCGGCATGATCAATCTCAAGTATTTTATGTTTTTTACCGATAAAAGGGTCCATTCCTCCATCTGACCAACCAGGGCCATTTTCTTTTTCCTTTTCGCTAACCTTCAATACTTCAACAATGTCACCTACTTTAAACTTAGTCATTTAATCTCTCCTGTTCTGTGGTTTCTATATCTACTATGTAGTAACATAGACTACATGGTGTTCAATGACTTTCACTCTGTATTCTTTCATTTTATTCTCCTATAGGCTGAAGTTCTTCCGCAGTATACCACCAACCCGTGCACCCATCGTAGCGCTTAGAAAACAAGACATAATAGCCTAGAGCGTTGGCATCTTCATAATCTATTTGCTCGACCACTCCTTGCTTCCCTATAGTCTCCTCTGGAGCACCACATTCAGAAAATAACACTTCCACTTTATCTCCAATCTTAAACATTATTATTCTCCTCGAGGAGGGATAGAAATTTTATATGCCCTAAAGCGAGGCATACCATCTGAAGTATGTGCTACAATATCAAAGCCTCGTTTGCGCATAAGAGTAATGAATATACCTTCTCCCATAGGAACATCTTCCGTTAATAGAGTTACTTCCTTGACGGGGTAATTAGCAATAAACATATCCTTTATCTTGCTTTCTAGTAATGAATCCACAATTCCTTCATAATTTTCTTCTACTGCTTTACACATCTCAGAGACATCTTTAGCTGTAATCATACTCTTCCTCCAACCATTTAACATATTGTTCAACACGTTGTTCTTTAGTCTTGAGAGGAATTATACCTAGATTTGCGAGGATGTCAATCTGTTCTTTCGCTTTTTTCTTGGAAAATTCAATTCTAGGCTTTTCAATGTATTTAGCTCTCTCAAAGGAACAGTTAAGCTTCTGAGATAATGTTACTATGGCATGGCAGTCTTTGCAAAGAATTCTGATACCCGAGAAATCCACTACAAGAAGACGTTCTATCCAAATAAGCCATTCTTGTATATTGGCAGTGCTCCCGACTTGCTCAATATGATCCACTTCAAACTTTCTAGATTGTTCTTGACAGATCTCACAATCGCACACCCAAACTAAGCCTTCAGGGTTCTTCTTTGTTATTTTTCCTATAGGGGCTTTATAGCGATGTTGTCGTATATAGGCAAGCTTGACAGGGGATCTACTCCAAATCCTCCTAGAAGCGCTACGAAGCCACTGCACAAAAGCAGCTTCATCTCTCCATAATTCAGGAACATCATTCCATGGGGTTCGAGTCACGGTTTACTGCCTACTTGTAAAACACCAAAATATTCCACTTGCATCCACTGGCTAGGGATTACCTCACCACTATTGTCTGATTTCTCATATAGTGTTTCAAACTCCTCACGCAGTTGTAATTGACCTTCATATTCTCCACTAATTATTTTGAGAAAATATGCGCCTTTATACCTGTAAATACCTCCATAAGGCACATCATCAAAATCTCTAATCCAAGGCTCTCTTGGAAACCAAGAATTAGTGTTCCAATCTTCATATTCAACTTTCAAAAGTATCTCTGGTTTTTTACTCATTATCTATTAGTCTCCCCATTGTTATTCTTTAATATTTGGAATATATCTTCTTCAATAGCAGCTTCAAGTTTTTTAGCGCCTTCTTCAACTAATTCATTCCAATTATCAGGAAGAGTCATCCCACCACCTGACGCTCCTCCATATAATTTAGGCATTAACTGTTCATTTAATCTCTTGAGATCTTCAATCAAATCTACCTTAGAATAATTCTCCCCCACCCACACACTACTTCCATGTGGATTTTTAGAAAGTGCATTAATAATTTCTTCGAGAGAAGAATAAGAGTTATTATTTCTTGTTTTCATTCGCTATCTCTATAAGCCCGTCAATCATAGATATAACTGTACGGAGAGTATCAGTCTCGCCCTGTCTACAACCTTGATCAAAACAGTCATTAAAGTTTCCACCACTCCAACCCATAGGGTCAAACTCCACAGCTTCATCTTCAAAGAAATCTATACAGCTCTTAAGTTTCTCTTCTATGGCTCCCTTCAATACTTCTAAAAGCCCAGTTGAAATTTCTATATTTAGTTGTGCAATTACTTTTTCTGTCGTCATTACCTCCACCTCTTAAAATCTTCAATTAGTTTTTCTTTTTGTAAGTCTTTCTTTTTACGTTCTAGTTTAGCTTTGATTATGTGTAAACCATATACAATACTTCTTTTTTCAAAGGCTGTACAGAAATCATAAGAATCTACCCACGAACCGCCTCTATCTGTAACACTTAAACGAACATATTCCCAATCTGGATCTAAATTCCAAATAAAATTGAAATATCTTCCTGTCGTTTTCTCGCGCAAGTAGGTCTCACATTCTACTTTGACAAATTCCCATTCTCCGTCCCGAATAGCATTAAGCATCTCTTGTGCTGGGGAACCTATTCCTTCAGCTCTACCTTCAATTTTGAAATCTTTATACCCTAGCCAATACCAATCACTACGTTTTCTTTGTATTGTCTCATCTGTAAATACATCGTAATATAAATTTCTAATTTTACTCATAAGTCACCTTAAATATATCAAGTTTAGATTGAAGACAATAAGCATCGTCTGGTGTGCGTTTAAGATATAACAATCTGCAATTTTCTTGTAAAATATCGAACCAATTGTCAGGATATTGAATACGATATAAATCAACAACACGTTGTAACATTTTTTGTGGAGTATCACAATCCTCTAGAAGCTTTACAGCACTCTTTTCTCCAACACCCTTACCTTTCCATATACCATATTGCTCTTTAACTTCCTTGGGTAAATCGACAATACCTTTAATGTTGTCAGAAGCATCTCCCATTATACATTGAGTGTAGAATTTCCTTGCAGCACTTATTTTATCTACCCAGTAGATGACATTCTTATCGTAGTTATAATGCCAGCCGGGGCATTGATCGATATCTTTATCGACATGACCTAAAACAACATTGAAATGTTCTTTTCTTTCACCTACTCTTAAATATTCTTCATATAGGTATTGAGCTACAGTATCATCAGACTCTTCACCTACAGCAAGGATCGCCTTATCTCCAAGCTTCTTGATGGCATGTTCTTTTACATCTGGCGTGAAAATTGGTTTTTCTTTCCTATTACCTTTATATTCGGCAATAGTAGCAATTTCATTTCTGTGATTACCTTCTTTGTGAATTATGAAGAGAACATCATAAGCCCAAGTGGAAGCTGCTGTTCTTATCTTCTCTATCTCTCGATTCAGAGCGTGCATTCCGATGTATTCAGGATGATGCAATATCTCTTTATTCTCTGTACTATCTGCTGCTGGTTTTAATGGTTGAGGTTTCCATTCGAACTTATACTTCTTATGATATTCCGGATTGATCTTCTGTAGGAATGCTTTTTGAGATTGTACAGGATATTCATTCCCTGTGTCCTTATGTATAGCTACATAATTGGTCTGACACATTGAGGCTGACCTTACGATAGGCGTATCAAAATCTACAATTAATAATTTTTTACTCATTATTATTATTTTCTCCAACGAATAAAGCCAGCATTAAGCTGGCTGCTTCTTCTTTTTAACTTTCTTTTTGAATTTCTTTTGTTTTTGTGTAGTAGGGGCATTCTCATGTGCGAGCTGACTATCCAGCGTGAAACGCTTCTTATTGACAGGATACCAACCTCCATTAATTAATGTAGGCTTGTAGGTTCTACTATTTCTGTCAGAAACATCTACAATAACTCTTCTACCATTGTCCATCGTTGCCCATTCAGTGTAGCCTACAATATGTTTCAATAGGATGTCATCTGTTGGCTTTTTTTCTTCTTGTATTTTCTTAGCTTCTGTCATTTATTACTCCTGTTCGATTGTAACTTTAGCGATACCAAGAAATGTGACTAAAGTTTTTGCATTTAATTGGTCTGTAGCTTCCAGAGCATTACTCTGTAAATCAAGATCACAATACTCTCTACTATTGTCTGAAATCTTTAAATATACATCACCAGTATATTCAAATAATCCCATAGGTGGAACATTTTGATACTCTGTCTGTTTCTTGATACTCACTTTTAATTCAACACTCATACTATTTCTCCTCGTAAAAGCAATGACTACCTAATTTCATAGTAAATACTACTTTACTTTTATCCCAACTTCTAGGAAATGGTATTTTGTGCTTTCCACTACAAGCATAGTATAGTGTGCTTTGTGCCACTTTAGGCACACGACAATAGCCATCTATAACACATTCTGTAACGCTCACAGCTAAATTAAATCTCTCTTCTTTAACTTCAAAAGATGTTCTTTCCAAAAAAGAGAATTGCCATACACCTTTCTTTTTCTGTTTAACTACTCCACAAGGTAGCGAAGGATATCTTTTACTTTCTACTCTATTCATTATAACTTGAGCTATAGCTACTTGTCCAGCAATACTCTCACCTCTTGCTTCAAAATAGACAGCTTTAGCTACACATTGGATATCAATAGCATAACAAAAGGATGGAAATAATAGAAAGAGTATAAGAAATTTCATATCTTTCCTTTAATTTATACAAACAGCATTAGGTGCGAAGTCATCTTCTTCTGGATCGCATTGAACTTCACGATAATATCCTTCGTCTACCTGCATCAATGTTGGGGTATAGGATACATCATGGTATCCATTCCCTTCAGAGTCTTTAGCATAGATAGTATCTAATTCCAAAGCTTCCGGATGTTCTTTTACAAATTCATTTAAATTCTCAATGTATTCCTTAAGCTTCATTTGCTAATCTCTCTGTAATTGTTGCTCGCTTCCCACAGATCGAGATTCACTTGCATCTGATACCAGGACTCTGGCGATGTCTCAGTAAATTTTGCCCACTTAAGCGCCATCTCAGGACTGAGTGAAGTGCGCTCATTCAAAACTTCAGATAGTGCTTTGCGTGATACATGCAGCTTTTCAGCCGCATCCGTCACAGAAAGACCTAACGGCTCCAGCACATCTTCACGAAAAACTACGCCGGGGTGGGTAGGTTTACGTTCAATCATCACATACTCACTTTCCATAACTTTCTCCCATCTTTAAATCATTTAACAATAAGGCAGCTCAATGAAATCATCCATTTTGAAATCTTCACTTTTAAAACCTATATTCATAATACTCTCCTAGCAATGGCTTTGAAAAATACCATGAACGCCCACAGACTCCAAACTCACTTCTACTATGGTCCAATACTCTTTTTGAGTAGAGGGATAAGCTTCAAGACACAAGCCTAATGCTTCTGACTCTGTGTTAGCCACAACAAAACCTGTGAATTCATCATAAGCACCATAACTGAAATATTGAGTATAGTCAACATCAAAAACTTTCATTTAATTTCCTCATTGTTGCTGACATAATATATTTAGGCTCTTGCCTTAGTTCCCTATCCACTTTCACAGCATACAGGACACTATCTAATACGTCAAGCTGATGGTCTGTTAATTCATCCAATTTTGAAAGCAAATTATTTAGATTCTCAGATAGAAAATCTTCTTCATTTAGTTTTATCGACATGCCAGCTCTCCTTAATGTTTACAAGATTCTCTTTAGGGAAATAAATAAGCCAATCAGGATTTCCCCACGGATATCTAAAACTATATTTTTTGTCATCCCAAGCATTATATTTTTTAACTAAATAATGCTTGTAATAAGAAATTGCATCCTTGTGCTCCTTCGCTAATTCTGGATCTCCTACCATGTATGGAGGTTTAAAACCTCTCCGTACCATATTAAATGGATGTCTAGCTAGAGGTTCTATCAGATATGCCTTATCATGATCTCTATTGTAGTATTGTTTATATTGCAATAGTAGATAAACCCACAACTCATAGAGCCAATCATAATGGTAAGTGGATTGTTCCGCCCAGAAGGTACAGGGATGTCCCTCATGTGTCGCTTTCATTAGCCCTTGGTCATCTGCCCAGACGTTCCCATCGAGCCTCCTGTGGGCTGTAGAAAGCATCTGAGCATATTCCCAGATCATCTTCACACAATACCTATTACAATGATTGAGAGCGCATTGTTTAGGATCGGGATGTGTATAAAAAATATTCATTCATATCCATCCTCATCTTTAAGGAAATCAGTATTGGTGCGCAATATCTTTACCTTATCTCCGATTTTAAACTCTTTTTGTTTAACATCCTGTTTAACCTTCCCTTGTTTAATTTCTGCAAATTTAATCTTCTCTTGTTCAATCTCTGCAAAAGATCCTTCTCCGTGCCATCCATCATAGTTACGTGGATTATTATTTCCTTTCATCTCTTTTATGCGATAGCAATATTCATCCTTCAAATAATGATTAAATCCGACTTCAGTTATTGTCACTTCCTCACCGATTGCACCATCCGGAAATCCCTCACCACTCTCAACTACTTTTACTTTCTGACCTACTTTAAATTTAGATTGTTTATTAATCATTTTTTATTACCTCTTGAAGTTGACTAAACAATGAATGACTTAAATCTACCACAACACAACCATTAGAGTCAACAG